CCCGCGACGGACGTGGATCGCCTGGACGCCCTGATCCGGGCGACCGAAGCCCAGCTCCCCCGCGCGACGGATCCCCGCAAGTTCGCGGCCCTCGCCAACACGCTCCGGGCGCTGATCCGCACCCGTGCGCAGATGACCGGGCAGGCGTTGGCCGAGGACGCCGAGGACGCCCCCGCCGCAGCGGACGCGGCCGTGGAGGCCCGTCTCGCGGCCCTTTGTGCCGAGCCCGACGGACCGTGATTCGCGCGGACATCATCGCCCGGATCAAGGGCCTCCCGCCGGACAAGCGGCGGGAGCTGATCACAGGCCTACCCCGTGCGCTCCAAGAGGAGATCCTATGGGACTGGCGCCTCTTCGCACGGCCCGAGCAACTTCCGCCGGACGCCGCTTGGAAAATCTGGTTAATCCTCAGCGGCCGCGGCTGGGGCAAGACCCGCACGGGCGCCGAATGGGTGCGGTCCGTTGCAGCGCACAACCCCAACGCCCGGATCGCCCTCGTGGGCCGAACCGTCGCGGACATCCGCGATGTCATGGTCCGGGGCGAATCGGGGATCCTCGCGGTCTCGCCCCCGAGCTTCCGCCCCCGGTACGAGCCAAGCAAGAGGACCCTCGTATGGCCGAACGGCGCCCAGGCCTACACGTACGGCGCCGAAGTCCCCGATTTGCTCCGGGGTCCGCAGCATCACGCCGCATGGTGTGACGAGCTGGCCGCGTGGTCGTACCCCGAGGCGTGGGATCAGCTCCAGTATGGCCTCCGTCTCGGTGAGCACCCCCAGACGCTGATCACGACGACGCCCCGACCGACCAAGCTGATTCGCCAGCTCGTCACAGAAGCGAAGTCCCCCGCGTCTGGCGTCGTCCTCACGAGGGGAAGAACCCACGACAACAGGGCGAACCTACCCGCTCAGTTCCTCGCGGAGATCGAGCGCCGGTACGCCGGCACCCGCCTTTACCGCCAAGAGGTCGAGGGCGATGTCCTCGAAGACATCCAAGGGGCGCTCTGGCGTCAGGGCCCGGACATCCACGATCACCGCGTCTCGGCCGCTCCGCAGCTCGTACGGATCGTCATCGGCGTCGACCCAGCCGTCACGACGCACGAAGACTCGGACCTCACTGGCATCATCGTGTGCGGCATCGATCACCGCCGACACGGGTACGTCCTGGAGGACATTTCGGGCCGCTACTCGCCCGCCGAATGGGCGCGCGAGGTTGTAAACGCCTACAACCGTCACCACGCGGATCGGGTTGTCGTCGAGCGCAACCAGGGCGGCGACCTCGTGACCCAGAACCTCCGGGCCGTCTCCGCGTTTCTTCCGATCACCACGGTTCATGCAGCGAAGGGGAAGTTCAGCCGTGCCGAGCCTGTCGCGACCCTCTACCAGCGGGGTCTCGTTCACCACGTCGGCGTCCATGACGCCCTAGAGCTGGAGATGACCTCGTACTCACCGCAGACCGCGCGCCGCTCCCCGGACCGAATGGACGCCCTCGTCTACGCGCTGACGGACCTCCTCCTTGGCGAACAGGTCTTCCGCTCCCCGGGCTCGTTCGTCGTTTAGCGCCCCGGTGTAACGCTCCCCATGACCGCCCCCACCACGATCGGCGCACGCGTCGGGCTCCTCGTCGTCACGGAGATCGTCCCCATCCCCGACGAACCCGATCGCTGGCTTTGCTCGTGCGATTGTGGGGGCCAGATCCTCGCGACCGACGCGGAGCTACGCGCCGGGGTCGTCACGGATTGCGGGTGTCAGCCCCGCCCCGGCGGGCGTCCGGTGTCCGTCCTCATCACCGACCCGGCGACCGGCGAGACGCTGACCGCCCGCCAGTGGTCGGAGCGCACGGGCCTGCCCGACCACCTGATCCGCCGACGCGCGCGCCTAGGCCGCCCCGTCTTCGAGGCCTCGCACGGTCTCACCTTCAATGGCCAGACCTACTTGATCCGCCAGTGGGCGGAGCTACTCGGTCTCACCCCAGGCTGCATATCGACCCGCCTCTGGAAGGGGTGGACCGTCGAGCGCGCCCTGACGACCCCGCTCCGAGCTGTGCGACGACGACGCAAGCGCGCGTAGCGCGATCCTTTTGTCCGCCACGGCGATCGTGGGCGTCCCCTTCAAGATCCTCTCGGCGACCAACCCCGACTACAAGGGGCCGATCCTCGACGAGCTACACACGCTCTATGAGGGCGGGTACGCGCTCATAGAGCGGGCGAACCAATACTTCCCGCGCCACCCGAACGAGTCCCCGGTCCTCTACCGCGAGCGACTCCAGACGACGGGCGTCCTGGGCTACCTCTCGGAGACGGTCGATAGCTACGTCGCTCAGGTCTTCGCTACGCCCCTGGTCATGCTCCCTGCGGCCGATGCGGCCGACGCCACGACACCCGGCACGCTCCCGACCGACGAAGACTACTACCGCGCCCTCCAGACCGATCTGGACCTTCGCGGCACGCCTCTCTCCCAGTTCCTCCGCGACATGCTGACGGAGGCCCTGCTCTGCGAGAAGAGCTACGCACTGCTCGACTTCCCCGCTGATGCCGGGGTCGAGCCCCCCACCTCGCTCGCGGAAGAAGACGCCCGTGGAGCATCGCGTGCGTACGCGGTCCCGATCCCAACGTCCGCCCTCATCTCGTGGGGCAAGGACGACCGGGGTCAGTTCACGTGGGCGATCGTCAAGTCGACGATCCCCGTCCGTCCGACGCCGTTCGATCCCCCCGGTCTACAGAAGGTGACCTTCAAGGTCTGGGAGCGCTCGGAGACCGGCGCGGCGACTTGGAAGCTCTTCGAGACCCCGGTTCATCCCGCTGCGAAACCTCCACGTCCGAACGATGACGTACCGCTCGTGGCCGAGGGCTCGACCTCGTTCACGTCGATCCCGATCGTCGAGATGGCACTCCCCAAGGGCCTTTGGTTGGGGAACCTGATCGGCTCCATCTGCAAGGAGCACCTCTCGCGTCGCTCTGCCCTCGTGGCCGCGATGCAGCGGTCTTGCTTCGCGATTCCGGCCGCCTTCCTGGGCCCCGAGATGTCGGGCCCCGGGGAGGCGCTCCCTTCCGAGGTACAGATGGATCCCCACCGTGCGGGGCAAGGCCCCCGGCACGCGTTCGAGGCTCGCGGTTGGATGGCGCTCGGCAAGGACGACCGGCTCGAATTTGTCGAGCCGTCCGGGGCCTCGTACGAGGTCGTCGCGAAGTCGCTCGATAGCCTCGTGGACGAGTTGCACCGGGTCTCCCACCGTATGGCCGCCTCGGTCTCCAGCACGGCCAACGCCGTCGGCCGCAGCGGGGACAGCAAGGCCCTCGATCGGCAGGCCACGACGATCATCGTCGACGCCCTCGCCACCCTCGTGAAGCAGACGGCCAAGCGGCTCTTTGACACCATCTCCCAGGCGCGCGGGGAGGTCGTCATCTGGCAAGCCCAGGGCCTGGATCGTGTCGAGTTCTCGGACCGGAGCCAGCTCCTCCAGGAAGCGCTTGCCGTCGAGTCGATCCCGATCCCGAGCCCGACGTTCATTAAAGAGTACAAGACCAAGCTGGCCCTCTCGCTCGTTCCGAAGATTGACCCCCAGACCGCCAACGTCATCCGAGACGAAATCTCGGAAGCTGTCGACTCGATGCCGGAGGACACCCACCCCGAGCCGGACGCGAACGGGGACGAGCGTGAGGATGATGAGGACGAGCGCTCGCCGGAGTCGTCCAAGGATGAGGATGGCGCACCGAAGGGGAAGATCGGGGGTGAGTGATGCCCCGGCTCGACCTCGACGTGAAGGCTCGTCGTGCCCTCGCCTCACGTCTGCGTGAGCTTGCGCGGGCGGAGGGATCAGCGACCGACGACCTGGCCACCATCGTCCGTGCCGCCCTCCGTGACTGGGATCAGCCCCTCTCGATGCCGCTCCTCGCCCATCGGATCGAGGGCGTCCTACGCGAAGCCCACGAGGCCGGGACGACGATCGCCCGCAAGCACCTCCGCCAGGACCTCGAAGCCCTGATCGCCCCGCCCGCGAAGCACCACGATGACCCATGGTTCTTGCTCATGGCGAGTTCCGCGACCTACCTCGCAAGCTACGTCGGTCGTGAGGTCGCACGCGCGCGCTTGGCCGGGACGGCACCCGATCCCCGGTATGCCAAGGGGAGCATCGTCCGCGCCATCGGCGGGGCCGTCTTTGGCGGGTACCACGCCACGGTCCACGATGCCGCCAAGGCGGCGGCCAAGCGGGGCCACGTCGTGATGCTCCGCTGGGACGCGACGTTGGATCGGAACACGTGCTCGCGATGCCGCTCCCTCCACGGAGAGGTCCGGCGCTCGTGGGACGATCCCCCGCCGTCGCACCCGAACTGCCGGTGCGTCCTGCACCCGGTAGAAATGCCGCGCTCGTCCTGATCCCCTTGTGGCGGCGTCTTGTATGACGGCCCCGAATGGGGCTGCACGAGGACCATGGCCGAACCTGCCAAGACCCCGAACGCCAACGTGGGCGATACCACGAACGACGCCACCGGCGCCGAGACCCCCACGTACGTCACCCCGGCGCAGCTCAACGCCGCGATCACGGCAAGGTTCAGGAGCTTCGAGTCAAAGCTCGACGAACACTTTGCCAAGCTCCAGCAACCCGCAGCCCCCGAGCCCAAAAAGGCCGAAGGCGACGACGTTGCCAAGCGGATCGCAGCGCTCGAAAAGGCCCTCGAAGCTTCCCGCAAGGATGCAGAGGCGGCCCGATCGAAGCACCTCGACACGACCCTCCGAACGAAGGTCGCAGAGGAGCTGAGCAGGATCGGCGTCTCGTCGCCCAAGCACGCCCTCGCGCTCCTCGTGGACGCGGAGAAGCGCATCGCATGGGGTGAAGACGAGAGGCTCGTCTGGCGTGGTGACGACGGCAGCGAGTCCGACCTCTCGGCCGGCCTCAAGTCGTGGGCGAAGACCCCGGACGCACGTATCTACCTCGCCCCTCGCGGGACCGTCGGTAGCGGCGATCGAGGCGCGCCTGTCAACGGCACCCCGTCCTCCAAGACCCTCACCAAGGCCGATGTCGCTCGGATGCTGATCACCGCCCACCAGGGCGGGGACACCGAGTGATCGCGCCCTCCAGGTAACCCATGGCCCTCTCGAATCTCGCCACGTTCGCGAACGCGCTCGCCCAGCTCTACGCCTCGGAAATCGAGACCCAGTACAACCGTCAGGCCGTCACCACGTCGCTCATGACCGTTCGTCCCGGCCGCGGGAAGAA